ATGCACCCTCACGTCCTGCAACTCGATATTCAGGGCACGCCGCAAGCCTGGATCTCGCTGGAGCAGGCGGTGTTGCACTACGCGACCGGCTCGGTCGCCTGGGAAGACGGCGACCAGCCGCTGGCCACGCTGCGCGGTGGATTCAACGTGGCGCGCGGCGTGCAGTCGCGCATCGAGGTCGCGCCGATCATTGCGCTGCGCGGCGCATCGAAGATCAACCTCTTCGAAGTGATTCCGAGCGTCACCAAGAGCAAGCTGCTGCGTCGCGACCGCTACACCTGTGCCTACTGCGCAGGCGTCTTCCACGAGCGCGACCTGCAGTGCGAGCACGTGCTGCCCGAATCGCGCGGAGGTCCGTGGACCTGGACCAACCTCGTGAGCGCATGCGCGGTCTGCAACAACCGCAAGGCTGCGCGCACGCCGGAGGAAGCAGGCATGCCTCTGGTCTACCTGCCGTATGTGCCGAGCCGCTACGAGAACTTCCTGCTGGAAGGCCGCAACATCCGCGCGGACGTGCACGAGTGGCTGGCGAAGCGGTTGCCCAAGGGCTCGCGGCTGCAATAGAGGCGGAGCAATGACGGTCGTCCTGGCTCGCGCTCATGAAAAAAGCCCGCTGTCCTTCGGACGGCGGGCTTTTCTTGTTCGTGCGAAAGACCGCTGGTCAGCGCCCGATGCCGAAGAATCGATAGGCGATCACCCCAGCGGCAGCCAGGCCACCGACGATCGCCAGGACGACTCGTGTCGTTCGATTGGAGCCGCGCTTCGAACGGGGCCAGTGGTCCGGCCCGATCAGGTCGATGGGGACGGTGGGTTTGCCTATGTCGGACGCCTTTTCCATGGGAGGCAATATAGCTTACGCCCGAAAGCATGGCTCCGAGCCGGGCACATTCGTCGGCGTTGGACGGCGCGAGTCGAAGCCGGCGTAGAGCGCGCAAAAAAATACCCGCATGAGCGGGCCGAACGAGCCTTGACGGCTTCGAAGTTGCTATCCCTGGGTCTTTCTTGTTCGATGCGTGACAGCAGGAGCAAGATGCCACGTCGCATGGAGGCCACTTGTAACTCCGGGGCAAGCGGCATGTAGCTGATGGAGTAAATCGTGAAATATTTCCTCATGAACAAAGAAATCATTCTCGAAAGCTTGAAGAGAGCGTTGGAGAGCTGGGTGCGCAATGCTTCGGCAGCGCAGCTGTGGCAGGTGCATCAGGAGGGCGGGCTTGGCGCGTCGATCGAGGCGGACGAGGACGTGGTGCAGGTGCGCATCGTCCTTGGCGGTGTGCGCGATGCGCTCTCGGATCTCGGCAGGACCGACGGGCGCCTGCCGGTCACAGAGGCCTACCTGGGCACAGCTGCCTGGGGAGCGCCCCCGCCGCAGGGAAACCCCGACCGCGAGCAATGGTTCCTGTCGAGTGAACTGGCACAGGCGCACGCGCGCCAATACTTGGCCGCCGAAGTCGTGGAGAGAGGGGATCTACTGGAGCGTTGCGTCGACGAGTGGATCGTGCGTCATCAGTAAAGCGCGCCCGGGTCTTGCTCGTGACCTAGCCGCATGTCGGCCGGGCAAAGAAAAAGCCTCCTCGGAATGATCGGAGGAGGCTTAGTCAAAAAAATAGCGCGGAGACCGCGCTATTTTTGGTGTTGGTGGTGGGCCCTGAGTGACTCGAACACTCGACCTACGGATTAAGAGTCCAAGGGAAACCTGAGAAAAATCAACAACTTACCTTCAGATTTTGTTCCGCAACCGCAAAAATGAGGGGTCTTGAAACCCAGCATCCATGCGGGTGTCTTGGAAATTGCGGAACAAATCCCGCGGCTATTTGGGTTCCTTCTTGGAGGCTGCGATCCGCACCTTCTTGCCGACTTTATGGCGGATGTACTTCGAAGTCATCGCCTCGGTCGAGTGGCCCAGCAGGGTCTGCGCATCCTTGATGCCGGCCGACTCGTCGGTATCCGTGGCCGCCTTTGCGCGCAGGTCACGAAACTGGAACGTGGTGATGTCGATGCCCGCGCTTTTCCTGGCCTTGTCGAAGCGCTTGCGCAGCATCGCGGCCGTCATCGGAGCGCCGCGCTCGTTCACCAGTAGCGGGGCCGACTGCTTAGGCCTGGCCGCCTTGAACACGCGGATCTCCTCGATCAGTTCTTCCAGCGCGTTCTCCACCACGATCCGCAGCTTCGCCTGAGTCTTGCCCTGACGCACCCGCAGGTACTCGCCGCGGATGTGGTCCTCGCTCATGCCGAGCACGTCGGCCGGCCGCTGGCCGGTGATGTGCGCAAGGCGCAGGGCGAAGCGCAGGGGCTCGCATGAGTGCTCCAGCACCCGGTTGAGCATGCCGTCATCGACGTAGGCGTCCCGGGCTGTCTCGCGGAAACCCTTGATGCCGGCGCACGGATTCGACAGCTTCGTGAAGCCGTTGGCCCGCGCGTAGTTCCACATGTGTGAGATCAGCGCCTTCTCGCGGTTGGCGCGCACCTGGCCCCACTTCGCCGGGATCGGCACGATCTTGCGGCCGTTCTTCACGCGCTCGGCGTTCTGGGCTTCGGCGATCTTCACGGCCTCCTTCACGCGCCAGTGCAGGTACTGGTTGATGTGCTTCGGCTCGATCTTGTCGAGCGGTGCCGGCGGAGTGTTGAAGAACTTCAGGATCCACTCCAGTTCCTTCTCGTTGTCGCGGCGGGTCCTGGGCGCCTTCGTGGGCAGGATGTCGCGCCGGTAGGCCTTAGCCACGGCCGCGAGCGTGCCCTCGGTGACAGGCGGCGCATAGGCGGGCTTCGGCTTGGAGGCCAACTCGCTCCAGCGCTTCACCGCAAGGGCGTAGTCGGACCCCAGCGGGATTTCCTTTCGGGGCTTGCCGCCGGTGTCGAGGTAGTAGTGGATGAGGTTGCCGCGCGGACGCGCGCGCATCCCCCGCGGCAGGTTGGCCCACCGCGATGGCTTACGACCCATGCTCAAGCTCCGATCAATCCGGGCGTCCACCCGTCGCTGTCTGGAGTGTCGTCTGCTCGGCCTTCGACGGCAGAGCGGGTGACGACCGGGTGGCCGGTAGCGCTCACGCGAAACGGCAAACCCTGGCCGCGAAGCCACTCGATCTGCTTCGACTTGATCTTGAAGCCGGTGAGCTTCGCAAGTTCAGGGTCTGTCAAGAAGAACTCCGCTGCAGTCACGCGGATGCTCCACTTCGCGAGGCCTCTGCAACCACAGCCTTCACGACGGCGTTCCGGATGCTCGCCCGTGCGCTCACGGGAACTGCGCTCCAGATGGCCGGGAAGTGCGCATCAATGTGCTCCATCACGTTGTAGGCCACCATATCGGCGTCGATCTTGATCGCCGGTTTGGACACCAGGCGGAGGGTAGGCTTCCGTGTGGTCGTCGTGCTCATACCGGCCTCCCGCAGACGATGGGGAAGGGCCACGAGCGGGCGAGTTCACGCTGTTCCTCGCGCTCGCGGTGGAGTGCTTCGAACCAGGCCTGCCGACGACGCCGATGCTCTTCATCACCGACGCCACGCTCCACGCAGATCAGCAGGCGGCTCACCTTGCGAATCCTCAGATAGCCAACCGCTCGGCACGCGCCCGGCGTTCCCTTGCGGACGCGGGTGCCATCCGCCCGGAACGACATCGTCGTAGTGCCGTTGCCTGGTTGTCCGGGCAACTGCTCCATTCGCACGAGGCCGGCGGCGACGAGATCCTCGGCCGTGCCGGTGAAGCAGTCCGCGTCAAGCTCTTGGCTGACCAGCACACCTGGGGCATGCACCTGCTTCGTCATGCTGCCACCCCCTGCGCCCCCGCTTCATCGAGGGTGTCGTGGGCGAGCTTGAGAAGGCGCAACGCGCCCCACAGCGCCACGTCGTCGTCCGCTTCAAGCGAGGCCTCCAGCACTGCTGTAGCCACGGCCAGGGGAGCGGACGCGTCTTCGCACATCTGGACATCTCGGGCCTTCACGCCAGCACTCAGGACCTCCTTGGCCTTCTCTGCGCAGGTCTTGGCGCCGTGGAGCAGGTCGGTTCCGATGTCTGAGAGTCGAGACTCAATAATCCCGATGACTTCGCTGACCATGAAGTACGGGCCCTCGTAGATGCCAAGTGCTTCGAAGGCTGCAGGCGTTACCTCGGACGACGGCTTGGCTGCTTCCCCATCAAGTTGCTGCGTACCATCTTCACCAGGAACCCCGGCGAGGGTTTCAGCGAGCGTCAGTTGCTTGAAGTAGCTGCCATCGAAGCTCTCGCCTCCGCCGATCATCTGAGACAGCACAGAAGCGAATCCAGCGCGCAGTTCGGGGTGAGCGGTGATGTCCGAGAGGTAGCCGTTGACGAAGTTGTACTGTGCGGTGCCGGGATCGCGGTGGCGGCGATAGCATTCGCGCTCACCGGTGAGTGCGCTGCCCTCGTCGATCATCTTGATCGCAATGTCGCGACCTCGCAGGAAATCGGCTTCAGTGGTGTCCACAGCTTCCGGCAGTCCCGAAATACCGGTGAGGTCCATCAGGCTGTTCGCCTCATCGAGCAGCACCCAGGCATCGCGCAACGTGGATTCGATCACGTGCCCGAGCGACAGGGCGATCACGCCGTCGATTGCGGCGAGCGACGTGAACATGCCCGTGTAGGCTGCGTCCACATCCGCCCGGGTGAGGGGTTGGCGGTACATCGGCGCGATGGCCGGCGGCAGCATGTCTTCAATGACCGCTCGCAGAAGTATCTCCGGTGCGTCGCCCGGATCCGTCAGCCCGACGGAATGGTGGGCGAGCTGCAGCTTCTCCTGTCCTAGCTTGAGGTTGTTGAAGATCTTGTCCAGCCGGGCCTGCAGCGCGCTCTTCTCGGCCTTCGGCTTGGCCTTGGCGCGGGCCCTTTCGAGTACGGCGTTCATGCTCGCACCCCGCCGGCGTTCAGGTCGTCGATGGCGCGCTGGGCGTGCTGTTCCACTGTCCAGTAGCACATCGACAAAAACTGGTCGCCCAGGCGGAAGCCACGCTGGCCGCCGTACAGCTCGTCACGAGAACTGGCCGAAAGGTGTTCGGCAATCGAGCTGGCGTGCAGGATCGCCTTTTGGGCCGTTTCAGTTGCGCCCAGGCCTGCAGCTCGTGCATTGGCCGTCGCGAGGAGACTGGTGACGCAGTCCACCATGCCGGCGAGGCCGGGTGCATCGCTCGGCTCGTCGAACGAGCCGTCGCCGCCGAAGTTGTGCGTCAGCAGTGCCGCGACGGTGGCCGCCTGGTCGAGCAGGTGGACCAATTGTTCGGGGGCGCTCGAAGGCGCTGCCACTAGGTGGAGCGGCGCAGGTGCCCTCGGGGGCCGTGGAGGCTCGGTTGCGCCCGCCGGCGCGAGCGTGGCATCATTCGTCATGATTCGTTCCTTGTTAGAGGGGTTTCGGGTCACAGAAGTCGTCATGCGGGTCCAAGCGCATGGCGACTTCGCCTTTTCTGGTGCAATTGAATTTGATTCTTCGGCTGCGCTTTGCGGGAGAGTGACGCGCGTCACGTCTTTCCCAGCGCTTCATGCGGCCTCCTTCTCGTTGAGTAACTCTGCGAGCTTGGACAGGCCTCGCGGCGTGATGCGGCACTGCTCGACCATCTTTTCGCTGCCGTCGCTGCGCTCAACCGTGGTCACCTTGTGTTCGAGCAAGCCGGACTGGATGCGGCTCTGATAGCCCAGCCAACCAGTGCCACCGGCGCGGCGGTAAATCCACTCGTGCTCGCTCAGCCAGAGAAACAGCTTTTTCGGCTGGATCTGCAGGTGCTTGGCCGCGGACTGGATGCACATAGAGCCATCAGCCAGGGCGATCCGGGTGAGGGCCTCGACCTTCGGCGTCATAGTCTCGACCTGCTCGGTCAGCACCTTGTTTTGATCGGCGAGATCGGCAGCCAGACGCAAGGCCTCCGGCATGGTCTGCGGCACGTAGAAGCGGCCACCGGCAGTCACCGTCTCCAGTTCGCTCATGCGGTCGAAGACCTTGGCCTGCAATTCGTAGCTGTAGCTCATGGCCATCAGGCATGCCTCGCGCTTGGGGAAGCGGTAGCAGGGGCGCTCTTGGCCGTTACCACCGCGATAGACGGAGGAAAAATTTCCTGCGTCTCGGCCAAGCACCTGAGGCACTTTCTTGAGCAAGTCGGAGTGCGCCAGCTTCGCGCCTGCTTCCCCGCGTTCGCTATTGATGACTTCAACCAGTTCGAGGCTGGTCATGGTGACAGCGCTGGCGGTAACCAGGGGGGCGAGGTTGCTCATTGCTGTCCCTTATGCCTTGGTTGCTGATCAAGTTCTCGAGTGCGTTCGAGGCGCATCGTGATTTCGCCGGTGAGGCTGCGAAAACCTTCCGCAGCCTTCCGCACCAAGTACGCCTGCAGATCGTCGGGCAGGCGCACGGCAATGTTTGGTTTCTGCTTTGCTCGCATCGTCATAAAATCCCATCCGTATTAATTGGTATTGAAGAGTCGATGTTCGTCATTCTGCATGGCAAATATCTACTAGTCAATACTGTTCAAGATCATTCATGACCAATTTTCCTGAGACGTTCGCGCAGCGGCTCATCAGAGCGCGATCCGGACACGGCTGGAGCCAGCAAGAACTGGCTGAGGTGAGCGGCGTTGCGGCTGCTCAGATCAGCCGATACGAGTCGGGGCGCACCTCGCCACGCCCTGAAGTGGCGGCGAAGTTGGCAAAGGCTCTCGCGGTTTCGTTTGATTGGCTCCTGCGAGGGCAAGGCGTGCCAGAAATTGGTGCTGAAATTGCCGTGTACCCGACGGGGCGCCACGTCTATGAAGTCGAAGTGGACGATGACGTGAAGCAGCAGATCGAGCAGGTCGCTGTAGCGATGGGTATGACGAATGAAATGGCGTTTCGCTGGCTCGCGCTGCAAGGACTCAAGATGAGGGCATCGAAACTTGACGTCGGCGACCCCGCGCAAGATGAATTGCGGCGCCGGATCGAGGCTTTGGAAATCGCTGTAAACGGCTCTGAAGGTCGCAACACTAAGGGCAAGCAGTAAGGTTCTCTTTGTTTGAACGGCTTCCCCTCCTCGCAAATTGCCTGCACCTGCTTGCAATATCAGGGGGAAATGTTTCGCCAAGATTTGCGAGCGGCGCCCAGCGCTCCGCCGACAGTGTCTAGCTGATGCATGAGTGCGGGTCTGTCCGAACGGCATGTCCGGACTGTCGCTTGAAGCTTGAACTCAGTCACCGCAATTGCGGTTGAGTAGCGAAACTGCGGTGAACCGCTAGTCGCTTTCTAGGCTGCGACGTGCCTCCGGAAACCGTGCGTCGAGTGTGCGAGAGGACAATCCGCTCTTTTTGGGGTGACGAAGCAGAATTGCCTCTTTGACTGCTGCTTCATCTTTGAACCCTGATCTTGATCGCCCGTCGGATCCAGGCTCAAGGAGAAGAGCAAGTAGCGCTCCTGAGAGGTTTAATAGATTTGTGCGTTCTTTGCTGCCTAACGGGCGGCCCAACTCTTCCTTCGACTCACTTTTCTTCGTTGCAAAGCTAAAGCTGTAGTGGCTTTCGAGAGAGACTGCGTTGAGCCAGGTTGCTATGTCTTCGCGCAAGAATGTCTGTCCGTTGACGGATGCCCCACCAGTGTTAAGCCAGCGCTTGAAATCCCTTGCATCCTTCCACCTGATGGCTCGACCGAGCATTTCTCTGAATTCAACCGTCAGTAGTGATTCTGCGGGGGGCAGAAATTCTTTATCGTCGGGAGGCTGAAAGAGCAGTCCGGCGGCGACTGCGCGAACATAGCTGAGGTTCATGCGCTGGGCGACTGCAACGCATCTTTTTCGGTCGTCGTCGGTCGCGATTGCTGGGTCCACGCCAATGATCAATAGCGCCACCTGCCCGAGGGTGAAACGGGTCGCGAAGTCCCAGGCCGCAAATGGGCGGTGTTGGATCGATTCCATGGTCAGATTGGCGAGGATCGTGATCGTGATCGTGATCGTGATCGTGATCGTGATCGTGATCGTGATCGTGATCGCAAGTCGAACCGAGCATCCGCTCGGGTCCCGAGATCACACCCGTGATATTGCCATCAACACGAGGGATAGCGGTGGGCAGGGGCGCGTGCTCGGCACAAACCCTCTAGTAGCCGGGAACGATCCGGAGGAGAGTGGCGCTGCCCTTGGGGGCGAGGAGGACGAAATGGCGCTATACAAGTACGCGCAGGTGCTCGTGCAATCTAACGACGCTGCATTCGACGCACTGCACAATCCCGGCGTTGCTGCACCTCATCCAGGCATCTACCGGTGCACAAACTGCGGCGATGAGATCTCGATTGCTGGAGGCCATACGTTGCCTCCTCAGAACCATCGGCAGCACACATCGGTATCACCGATCAGGTGGCAATTGATCGTCTATTCGCAAACGCAGCCTTAGCGACTGGAAGCTTGATAGCCCAGTCGGCTCAACTTGGCCGTCTGGCTCGGTGCTCGGCACAAGGTTAATGGGGTTGCGGGGCGTGACAGCGCTTGCATAAAGCAGGCAACTCTTGATACGTAGTAAGGTAGATGACCAGGCACATTCACTTGGCAGTCAAAGTTCGGAACAATCCTTGCGAATAGCGTTGGAACTGGGGAACAAGTCTTCCCCGGTCGGTTTCTGAAAGCACTCGCCGGTCGTAAATTGGCAGGCTGTCTGGTTTAGTGACTCCGCTGCTGAGCGAATGCAAGACGCTGTCAAAGCGAGCTCGATCTGCAAGATACGCCATGATCGCGTGCAGATGATTCATTTCATCTGGATTTCTGTACTCACACGCCACCTCGAACTGAGCGGCTTCTTTTCCTGCAGCGACTGGGTCAAGTGCAAGCAATTTGCTGAATCGCAATTCGTCGATTGTTTTTAGCAGAATGAGATAGGCAGAAAGACTTGACCATTGATCGTTGCTCAGAATGCCTATCTGCGCCGCTAGCTGTATTGCCTTCTGAATGTGACGAAGACTAGGATTTAAAACACCGCTCGCCTGCACCATCGCAGAACGGAATTCGTAGCTGTCTACGGCACTTGGCAGGTACATTTCCCCCATGGCCCGGATGAAGCTTTCGTATCTGCTTCCAAGATTGTTGCCCCTTACCCCTTCTAATTGGAGCGGCACACTAAATGCGACAAACTTCGAGAGGTAGTTCGTGGCGTCAGTACGACGACCATAGGTGTGCCGAATGGACTCGTGAATCGATTGAGAATTCCAGAAAAGCACGAAAACGACGTTCTCCGCACCGAAAAGATGCTTAATTCGTTCGAGTACCTCCAGCGCAAATGAGGGGCGGCATCGGTCGAGTTCATCCACAAGTACAACCAATGGATGCCCCAGCTTGCCGGTCAACTCGCTGAGCATCTGCATGAAGTTCTTCTGGATGCGTTCAGTTGCAGAATAGGATGCGAAGAGCTTCTCCACGGCCTTTTCCGAGAACGACCCTGCGCTTTCTTTGAGCGCACCTACAGCGCCTTTGGCTAGCTCGTCAGTGTCGTCCACGGAGAGTCCTATGGCTCGGACGCCGAGGGTAATCCCGGCTTTCGCCGCGACTGGAGCTGCGCTCTTGAGCACTGCTCCCGCCGCTTCCAGGAATTTCTTCTTTACGGCTGAGGTCGGCTTGAGTGCTTCATAGATCGCTGCCGCAATCACCGCGAACGGATCATCATGGTGGTCATACCGAAAGACATCGATGGAGACCACTGGCCGGGTCCCGTCGGGCCCGCGAAGTCGCCGTGCCAATTCGGTTGCGATCCAAGTCTTTCCGTCGCCCCATTGAGCATCAACCGCGATGACTCTCGGGGTAGCCAAGCGATCTGACGGCACCTTTGCGAGCACCTCGATGTTGCTCTCCATTGCAGCCAGGAAGGCTCCTCTATTGAGATGGTCGGGGGATTGCGGCTCTGCAGTGCTCGCCATTTATGGGCTCCAGGTTGATCGTGATGTTCGTAGCCGGCGGTAGCTCTATTGGTGAGGAAACGTGAAGGAGGGGCTTGAAATCCTCTTCACGCATAGCCTTCAAGTGGAGTTCGACTACCAAGTATGAAAAAGCCCGCACCATGGGGGCTCGATTCGAAGGGTAGGGCTCTCTACCAGCCGTGAGTGCGATAGCGCTCGGCGATCTCGATATAGGCGCCATGCATCTCGTCGGTGTAGCAGAGCCAGAAGCTGTAGAGGATCAAGAGCAGTGACGCCAGCGAGAAGGAAGCAAACGTCCAGAACGCGAAAGATGAATCAGTGGCAGTGGCCGGGCTCATGAGGCTGGGGACCATTAGCAGCTCGGCGATGCCCCAGCCGAAGAAGAACAGGCATAGTCCAGTAGCGAAATAGGCGGTCCAGCGCCATTTTCCAAGCTTGTGCGCAATCCGACCCGTATCGAGCAGTTCCAGCATTTCCGCCTCCAGTGGAGGTAGCCTAGCCGGATTTCGCATTTGTCGCGATAGGGATCGAGCCGCGGCCTAAAGAACAGGGGACTCAAAATCCCCCACCGCAGGACATCGGCTCACAGGGCGGTTCTCCGAGCCCCTGCTGAACGACATGAAGGGTCTCGCAGGCGCCCTGTGACCCGCAGGTACATTTAGGCCATGGGACTAGACGCACAAGTAATCGGCATCGGGCCGTTCTCGCAGGACATCGCTGAGTCGCTTGAATACGGCGCCCAGCGTTACGCGGAAGTTGAGCCTGGCGCGACAGTCGTGACCACGGTGTTTCTAGCAGCGACGAGCGGGGAGAGCCACGACCTTGCAGAGGCGTTCGGCGTTGGCGCCTTCGAAATGGGAAAGCACCATCTGGATGCCCAAAAGGTAAGCATCGAGAAGCTGCGAAGCTTGGGCGATGAGCGGGGGATCGCTGACTTCCTGAATCTCCGAGATCACGGGTTCGAGTTCTACTACCTCCCCAACGGGTAGCTCCGGGGCGCGGCTGGGGCCGTTGCGCAGACGGTTCGCGCAAACATGGCGGTTCGATTCCGGCCCCGGGAATGACAAAGCCCGCGCGAGGCGGGCTTAGAACCGTTATGCAGTTCGAGCTAGTTTCGGCTGATCCTCATGAGCACGGTGTACCTGTTCGCCGGATTGGGGTCGTCGTGAAGAGCCTGAACGAAGATGTACGGCATATCGCCTGGGATCTGACTGAATCTATCCGCGGCAATGTAGCGAAAGTTTCTCCAGCTAGATTGAGCACTGGCCACGGTGATGGCAGGGGTCGCGAAGTTTGGGTAGGAAGGTACAGTCCGCCGCAGGACATGCAGGCCCGAAAGCCGGACAGCGGGCTCTGATGCTGTTGCCTCGTCGTAGTTCACGAACCACAGCTCCAGATCGCTGCTGGAATGAACGTCCCAGATCGGCGTATCGAAGCTGTTTTGCATCGTATAGACGATGCTCGCTGATCGATTGGCTGGCGGGACCAGATTGCTGCCGGACCACAGCAGTTTGCGTATGCTGTTTCCTCGACCTCCGGGATTTGCAGTCCAATCGTCACCCACGTAGAGCGCATCTGACATTGGCGCCGAGCCCGTGAAGCCTGTGAGCAAGAATCCATCCGAGCAGCAGTTTGGGAGGAGGCTCGGTGTCGTCGCCAAATTCCCATTCCAGGTCATCGTTGCGCGCGGCGAATCGCCGGAGTTGATCACGAAGGTGCTTCTGTTCGGATCAAATCGAAGATTGTGGATATGGAGGTCTGAAGCGGCGCCTACCGGAGCAATCCATGCAGCGAAGCAATCTTGCGGCGAAGTTCCGCAGTTCGGCCAGGACCAACTGCTGGTAGTACCCGCCGTACCCGAGGGGACGCCAGATGGCTCGGCGATCTTTAGTACATACGAGACGTTGACCGGATGACCGGTGGCGCATGGAGCATCAATCCGAACGCCGTATTGAGCTGCATAGAGGTTTTGTGCACCGTCCTCGGTCCAACCCCAGGGAAGAACAGTTGCGGTGACATCGAGATTTCTGATGACGCTCAGCTGGCCACCTGTGTCCATCCGAAAGATCCGTGCCCCAGAGCAGGCCTTGGGGGCCTCGGCAACGAAAACAGACCCGCTCGAATGCACAAAAATTGATGACGGTACTTCGGTAATGTCGGTAGGGAGCGGGCTTCCGAAGTTGACCCAGGTAGCGGCGTTGTCTGTGGAGTAGACAACCCGGAATGTTGGGTCCGTAGGGGACGTTTTCTTTACAGCCCACAGACGATTTGATGGGCCAATGAAAGCGGGTGAGATGTCGGTGGCAACCTCTTCGATCGTTGCCGCAGCAGCGACACCTAGCCCTGTTTGAAGGATGACCGCGACAAGAATCCCGCGAAGCATGTTCCTCATTTGCCCTCCGATGTTGTTGAGCATCGGAGCGTAGCATTCGGGGTCATCGCGGTGGTTTCTTGTTCAGAGCCATGACTTGTCAGTTGGGGAAATCACGACAGAAAAGCCCGTGTTCAAGCTTTCCGAGGATCCGCGCTAGAAGAGCGCATGCCTGAACCTCGCGGCCGTCGCCATCCTCTATTCCTGCGGCTGCTCAAGCCGGTCGAGCCGGTCTACCCGGATGCGTTCTCCCGCGTCGCCTGGGACGAGGAGGACATGCCAGAGGACGCACAGGGAATCGTCTACATCGTCACGCGGCACTGCGCGCAAATGCGAAGGTGGGCTCAGCAACTGCGCGAACTGCATGCTGCTGACGAGACGTACAAGACGGAGGAAGGGGTCAGCCCGCTGAGTGCAGCGCCGCTGCGAGAGGTAAATCTTCGAGCGCTCGGAACAAGCCTCGATCTGTACTCGGAGGAGGGGCATGAGCTGCGCTCCGGTCGTTTCGCAGTCCGCGCCTATCTCACCACTGATCTGCTGGCCGTCATCACGGAACGCACCGGTATCAACGCGGTGGGCTTCGTGTCCTTCAGCCTGAAGTGGGCTGTCGATGCATTCGATCTAGAAGACGAGGTCGAGCTGGAACTGGAACTCGACCAGGCATGGATCGCGCCGGAGTTTCGTCGGCGTGGCTGGGGCGAGCTTTATGCGATCGCCGTCGCGCATGCCGTGAGGCAGCACATGGATCATGTTCACGCTACGACGAGGTGGCCCCGAGACTTCATTGCCCCGGTCGAGCTGACGGTGTGCGCTGACCTGTACAGCACGAGCGGTGAAGCGCTGCTCCGCAAATGCGCCGACTACGTCGCGATGGAGTTCGATCTCTGGCCGCGGCTGGCGCGGATGGAGGTGTCGAGGATCGTGTTGGATGGGCGGTGGTAGCTATGCTTGATTCCTACACGCGGAACTCGGACTAGACTGTTGCGCACAAAGGAAGGATCTGCACTTGACTGAGCTGAAGCAAAACCATCATTTCATTCCGAGGTTCTGGCTGCGAGGTTTTCGTAGCGGCACCGGGCAGTTGTTCGGCCGTCGAGATGGGATTGCCCGGCCAGTTGCGGTTGGCAATGTCATGCAATCTGACTGGCTTTATACGGTCTACGACAACGACTGGATCGCTTCGGACGAAATTGAGAATCAATTGTCCGTGCTTGAAAAAAAGCACGCTGCGGTGCTTCGAAGATTCGTTGTGCCTGCTGCACAGGTGAGCGACGCCGACCGCAAGGAACTCTGTGCTGCCTTGGCACTTCAAGCCTGCCGACATCCTGATGTCATGCGGCGTGGCTTTCGCTTGTCCAAGGAGTTGGGAGTCACGTTCATGACTGCGCCGTGGCTCTCGAAAGAGGACTTTGCGCAAAAGCTGGTGACATATGGTGTTGGCGCGTCGGAGGCGGAAAATATTCATGGACAACTAGTATCGGCGCCGATTGAGCAGTTGGCCGGAGCAGTGCTTGCACTACTTGATCTTCCTCCTTGGGATCCAGAGTTGCCGGAGCAAGAGGCGCTAAAAGCGCACCCCATCATTCAGACTCAACTTGAAGCGTTGTCTATGTTGGTCCTCGATGCTCCGCTTGGGAGCACGTTTGTGATCGGGGACACACCTATTCCACAAGACCGGCTTGGTGCGGGGTTCTCTGTGCCCTTGTCTAAGTCTGTGGCAGTTCGGTTGTTTCCAGCGAGCACGCCTAAGATAACTAGGTGCGCAGCCTCCGCATCGGAGGTCGATGCAATCAATCGGGAGCAGTGGGATCGAGCGCTGCACACTATCGTGGGTTCGAGCCTTGCGCAGCTTCAGGCTTTCTGAGATTTTGGCAATGTCTCAGACGCTGCGAGGCTTATTTTTTTGGGGCAAACCCAGTGGCCGAGTTGGAGAAGTCGCGGGGTGAGCACCCATGAAAAAGCCGCCTCAAGGGCGGCTTTGGAAATTGAATCCTCAACTTTGGACTAGTCTGATGAGGTTGGATTTACCATTGCTGCGTCCACGGTCAGATAGTTGGCCTGATCTGTCCGGCGAAGTCCAATGGACTTAACGCCCACCATCGCGCCTGGCATCTGATTGTCTGGGGTCGGACCAACGGCTCCGACGCCAATCGTTATCTCGACGGCAATCTCATACAAGCCTTCGTGAAAGCCATGGTGCTTAATCAACATCTCGGTGATCTCCTTGAGATCGTGAGAGATGAGGTTGGGTTCAATGGACTGGGACATCGATGCTCTCCCAGCGAACTGGAGAAGACGAAGTTGCGATCACTTGACTGATCTCTCCTTCAAGCACTATTCGATGAACATGCTCAACCTTGCGCGGAATGCCATTTCGCGCACTAACATACTCGTGGATTGCCTCGGCCACAACAGCATTCAATGAGCGCCCATCGTGGGCCGCGAGCATGACTGCGGCCTTGTGGCATTCGGGTTCAATCCTGACATTGAACTGTCCCGTAAAGGATTTTTGAGGTTCTTTCCCCACCTCTTTACAAGTTTGAATGTAGTCTTCTATGGCTGCCTCAAACTCAGACTGAAGCTCTCGCGCTGTGGCCGCCTCATAGGTCACCAAGTCGGTTACGAACATTAGCTTTCCACGAAGGACGCCACGCTCGACATCCACTTCAGCGGTTCCTTGGAAGTCCTTGTATTTAAGGATATTGGTCATGGTTTGCTAGATGAGCCCGTAGTCTTTGAGGTGCGCCACGATGTCAACAATGCACCCCTTGTCCACATCTGGAGACGGGTGCGGTTCATGGCAAGAGATGATGGCCCCGATCCCGGGGTGGTGGAACTTTCGGCGTGAGCCGCTGCCGTTGAGCATGACGTAGCCCAGACCTTCGAGCACGGTCCTCAGATCGTCCCACTTGAAATCTGCAGGAGGTGGTGTTCTGCACAGCTTCTCCAGCGCCTTTGCATGTTTAGACATAGCTTAGTTCAGAACGGCCAAGTATTGTAACTATTTTTTGGTTACTGTCGAGTCGCGACCGTTTGATGCAGTTTTGCATGTCTAGAACCATCTTTCCTCAATGGTTTTCCCTGTTCTGGCCCTTACGCCCGCCGGATCTCGACCGGCCCGATGCCGCTGTAAACGGTCGCTCCATCCTTCAGGGAAGTGACTGTCCAGCGCTCAGCGCTGTGGCCAGGCGTGACCTTATAGTCGCCCGGCGTCAGCGGCAGGGCACGTTCCTCGCGCGCTGTGCTGCTGTACTAGGCCGGCGTGTAGAGGCTGGTGGGCTCGCAGGGGAAGAATTCAGCTTGGCTCACGGTCGATTGTCGCGGCCTAGAAAAGGTCATCGACGGGCGGAGGTGGCGCATCAGGCTCCGTAGCCGGCGGTTCGGTCGCCTTAGTCTTCTTCGCGCGCGGCGGCAGCGGCGCCGGGACCGAGTCGAACTGGCCTATCCGCTGCTTGAAGAACGAGGCCGCCTCGGCGACGGGGCAGACTCAACTGTCTGCCGATTTTGGGCTGCGCGCAGGTTAGGCGTCGGGCAGCCTAAAGAACCGCTCAATGTCCGCAACGGTCTGCTCAATGAGTGCCGTGTCCTCCGGATGCTCAACCAGATCCACCAGCAGATTTGCCAAATTCTTTCGAAGAGTTGGTCGCTGCTGAGCGGCGATCTCGGCCAAGTACTCCACCAGCGCTCGCATTGACGGCTCGGCATCAGCTCCGACGAGCTTGAGCGGCGCTCGTTCGGTCTTCGGCCCCTTGCCAGTCTCCAGCCACTCCGGTGAGACACCCAGCGCCCTGGCGATGGATACGAGTTCCCTTGGGCGCTGCCTCAGACCAGACTCGATGTTGCCGATGGCGCTCTGCGTCACACCAGCCTCGTCTGCCAGTTGAACCTGGCTCCAACCAATCTCGCATCTTTGCTCTCGGATGCGACTGCCAATGGACATGGCCGCTACCGCTTCGCGCTCTTGAGGCCGCGTGCCATTGCGAGCATCGCTGCCTGCTGAGCCTCGCCCAGCGACCGGTAGATCTGGACCAACTCCGCTTCTTCAGCATTGGCTACCGATTGGGCGGGAATCGGGGCGGTGTCGGGCTCCATCTCCCCATCTCCCTCCACCAGCCACTCGGGGCTGATCCCGAGAACTCGAGACGCCCGTATGTGGTTCTCGACGCTCAGCGTCTTGCTGCTGCCCAGCATCACTTTGCTGACGGCCGCCGCGGAGATTCCCAGAGCTGCCGCAAGGGCGCTTGGTGACATTTTTCGCTCGGAGAGGGCCAGCCGGAGCCGGTCGCTGTAGGTGAGTGCATTAACCATGGTTGAGATTGTGCCAGACCGCCGGATAACTGTGGAAATAATTGTTGAAAACAAAAGTGGCTCATGGTTAAATGCGAACCATGAAGAAGCATCTCGCCATCGAACTTTTGGGCGGCACTGTGTCTGCTGCGGCGAAGACCCTCGGGGTGTCATACGCCGCGGTCCACAAGTGGCCTGACGAGCTTCCACGCCGTATCGCTGATCGCGTGGAGGGGGCGTATGCGCGCCGAAAGCGCCAGATAGCAGCCCAGGTGGCTGCAGCCGAGGCTGCGCTGGCTGCGAGCTTGGCAGAGGAATAACGTGCGCGCTCATCACTTGACCCTCCGCGGGCCGGATGAACGGGTGACATCGACATCCTGTGCGGCAAACCGCACGTCTACGTCGCCATCCACCCACCGAATCACCAATCTGCTGGTCCGCAGCATCACTCGCGCCGGGGCTCGTCCATCCGGATCGGCATTGGTGCTCAGCGTTGTGCGCGTGCTGTTGTGGATGAGGTCCGGGTCGTGGGCGGCTGGCAGGGCATGGGGTGTGTTCATGACTGGGCAGTCTGGGCGCGCTCACCCGCAAGCACCAGCAAGACGTGCAGCACGCTCTTGCACGCGCCGCAAGCGGCTGCATGGAGGTGCAACCTGGCGCATGCCGTCGCAAGGAGCTGCAACGTGACAGTCGAGCCGCCTGAAGACCGCGCTCGGAAGATCGTGTCGAGCATCCTCAAGGCCACCCAGCGCGACGCCTCTCAGACCGCGATTGCCGCGGCCATGGGGGTGAGTGAGTCCACGGTCTCCAGGCTGCTCAGCGATCACCTGGACAAGCTGGCGCTGGTGATGGCTCATGCAGGCCTGAGAGTCGTCGCGCAGGACATGCGGTGCTTCCCACCTGACTACGTGGACGCGCTGCTGCTCATGGCCAAGCAGCACCTGAGCGCCGTGCAGACGGTTCGCACCCTGGAATGGGACTGATGCGCGGCCCGATCAATCGCGTGATCTACATCGCGCACTTCCTCTACTACCTCCGCGTCCATCGCTCCTGGTCGAGTGCGATGTGGTGCATGGCCCATGAGGGCAGAGCTTGGAGATCGCAGTAATGGCCCGCGCACGCAACATCAAACCCGGCTTCTTTCGCAACGCGGACCTGGTGGAACTCCCCTACGAGGCTCGACTGCTCTTCATCGGGCTGTGGACGATTGCTGACCGCAAGGGGCGACTCGAAGACCGCCCCAAGCAAATCAAGATGGAGCTTTTCCCTGCAGACAACCTGGACTGCGATGCGCTCCTGGATGAACTCGCGCAGATCGGGGTGGTGGAACGGTATCAGCACGGTGACAAGCGATACCTGCAGGTGGTGAATTTCGAGAAGCACCAGAACCCCCACAGGGACGAGAAGGCAAGCAGCATCCCGGGACCGGGCGAAGAGGCTGCTGAAATAGTCGATGAACAAGACTCGCACGATGCAAGCACTGTGCAAGCACCGTGCACCGATGGTGGCGACACCGTGGCAATCGGGCTGATTCCTGATTCCCGATTCCTGAATCCTGATTCCGGAAATACCCCCCTTACCCCCCAAGGGGGGCAGCGTGCCCGAAAACCTTCGGTTGACCTCGGCGTCGTGCTGGCAGGGTTCGAGGCGTTTTACGCGGCGTACCCTCGCAAGGCGGGCAAGAAAGCGGCGTCGAAGGCGTGGATCACGCTGAGGCCTGATGCGGCTTTGCAGGCCACGATCCTCGGGGCGCTTGCGGCACAGAAGCCGCACCTCGACACCCGAGAGAACGGACGGTTCATTCCGCATGCCTCGACGTGGCTCAACCAAGGCCGATGGGAGGACGAGATTCCGGGCGCAACGGCCAGGGCTGCGCCGGTCACTGACGACGGCCGGCAGTGGTGGCAGGCTGCCGGCTTCGAGCATCCGGGTGAAGCGGCGAACGCCCGCTGCCACATCGGCAACTACCGCGACTTTCGTGACGGCAAGCGGATCCCCGACGAGGTGGCTGCTTGAACGTCATCGAGCTGAAGCACATGCTGGCCAGCCAGGCTGCCGAGGTCGCGCGCATGCTGCTGCCACAGGGCAAGCAGCGAGGCTCCGAGTGGAAGGCCGGGAACACGAGCGGCGAGCCCGGAGACAGCCTTTCGGTGTCCATCCGCGGGCACAAGGCCGGGGTGTGGAAGGACTTCGCGAGCGGGGAAGGTGGGGACCTGATCGACCTTTGGATGGCATGCCGTGGCTTGTCGATGGTCGAGGCCTTGAAGGACATCAAGCGCCACTTCGGCATCCGCGACGAGTTGGTGAAGCCGCCCGAGAAGGCCTACCGCCGGCCGGAAAGACCGAAGTGCCAGTCCGCGAAGGGGCGCGTTCACGAGTGGCTGACCGGCCGCGGTCTGACCGACGACACGATCAAGGCCTTCCGAATTGCCGAGCAGTTGCAGCACGGCAAGACCTACGCGGTGTTTCCTTTTATTGACGAGACCGGCGCGCTGTTGAACTTCAAGTACCGCAATCCGGACGAAAAGAAGGACATGCGGCAGGAGAAGGATGCAGCGCCGTGCCTGTTCGGCTGGCACCTGATCGACCCGAAGGCGCGTACCGTCACGATTACAGAGGGCGAGATCGACGCCATGACGCTTCATCAGATGCGCGTGCCGGCGCTGTCGGTCAACCAAGGCGCGGGGAATCACCAGTGGATCGAGGTGGACTGGGAAAAGCTGGAGCGCTTCGACGACATCCTGATCTGCTTCGACAACGACGAGGCCGGCGACAAGGGCGCGGCCGAGGTCATCAACCGACTGGGCATCGAGCGTTGCCGACGTGTCCGCCTCGGGGCCAAGGACGCCAACCAGTGGCTGCAGGATGGTGCCGAGGCGGTCGATTTCCAGCAGGCGATGGAAGACGCTCGCCCGCTCGACCCCGACGAGCTGCGCAACGCCGATGAGTACACGCAGGCGGTCATCGAGTTGTTCTATCCGCCGCCGGGAACACCTGTCGCGCCAGCGCTGTACATCGACAAGGAGCTGGAGTGGTTCCGCTTCCGCATGGCCGAGTACACCTGCTGGACCGGCATCAACGGGCACGGCAAGAGCCTGATGCTCGATCAGATCCTGCTCGGCTTGATGTTGCAAGGCGAGCGCGTCGTGATCTTTTCGGGCGAAATGGGTGCTGTGCGCCACCTGAGGCGCATTCACAAGCAGGCCACGGGACTGGACCGACCCACACGGGAATACATCCAGGCGGTTGGTGCCTGGCTGCGAGAGAAGCTCTGGATCTTCGACCTGGTGGGCGTCGCCAAACTGGACCGCCTGCTGGAAGTATTTGCGTATGCGGCGCGGCGCTACGGCGTGCGGCACTTCGTCATCGACAGCCTGATGATGATCGACGTCCCCCAGGACGGGCCTGGCTCGATCACCAAGCAGAACGAGGCGGTGCAGAAGTTGGTGTCGTTCAAGAAGACGCACAACGTGCACGTCCACCTGGTGGCCCACCCGCGCAAGCTGCGCGATGAAGCAGAGGCGCCGGGAAAGATGGAGGTCGCCGGTGCCGGCGGCATCGTCAACGGCGCCGACAACGTGTTCTCCATCTGGCGGGCCCAGAAGGACGAGGCTCCCGCCAACCCCAACGACCCCGAAGCCGTGGCCGCGTGGGAAGCCATGCAGTCGGACATCGACGCGAAGCTGATCCTCAAGAAGCAGCGTGAGGACGGTGTGCAGGACTACACGCAGGTCCTTTGGTTCGACAAGCCCTCGATGCAGTACCGCACCAGCCAACGGCGTTACCCGCTGCGCTTCGTCGAGTTCTCAATCCAAGATCAGGAGGTGGGATGAAGCCGGCTAAGACCCACCAGCTGTTCCGCCGCCAGATGGCAGGTTGGGTGCCGCTGAGTTCGATGCTGTCAACGGAGTGCCAAACCCGAACGCTTGTGGCTCCCTTGAACTCCTCGCCGATAGCACGTGATCCGCACGGATCAGCATCGTCAACTGAGGATGCCCTTCCTCCGCAATGGTGGCTTCCAAGAAGCCATTCAAGACGGGCGTCACCGTCGTGCAAAACAGCGTTGGCACGGGACCCAGCGGAGTCTCCATGGTCCTAATGAGCGTTCCGTACTGCCATATAGGCACATTGTTGAAGAAGATGATTTGCCAATTAAGCATTGCGCCAGCCCTTCAAAAAATGGTTGTGTCGGCGCTTTCCATTCTGCCCCTCGCGGGTCTTGACCATTTCAAACTAAGGAGGGCTTGATGCCATGAGCATGCGCGAGTTTGAGCAGTACCTGAAGGCGTCCGATTTCTTCGCCGACACCATGAACGCACACCGCGCGGCAACGGCCGAGGTGATCGCGGCCTTCGCCCATCTGCTGAGGCGCCGCGGCGTGAGCGATGCCGAGTTCAAGGAGCTGCTTCGGCGCCTGGAGGATGCCACTGGCCGTCCTTCGGTGGACGGAAGTCGGCGCAACCTTGCGGCTCGGATCGGCGACAGCCTGAAGGGCCGCGCATGAAGGTCATCGAGCGCTACGCCAGCGCGGTTCGCTCGACGAACCTGGAGATCAACGAGCGCACGACGCGATCCGACTCGGACGTGCTCGGCGCGATGGGGCTCGCCGGCCGGGAATTCCCCTTGGCAGTGGCACTGCAGCGGCTGTTCCTGGGCGACGGCACCGCGGCGCGCGAGCTGGTCGAGATCCTGGCCGACGACGCATGGCGGCAGGCGAGGGCGATGAAGGTGAAGCTCAACCGGGTTCAGGCCTACGACCTGGCGCAGGGCTGTGTTGCGTGGCACCGGAACCCTACCTGCGAGCACTGCGGCGGGCATGGTGCGACGGTGATCCCTGGCAGCACGACGTTGGGCGTGAAATGCAAGCCCTGCAAGGGCACTGGTCGCACTTCACTGAGCAGGATCTTCAAGGAGCACGCGGAGGTCGCGGACTGGCTGGTAGCCCACATGGAGCGGCATCAGGCCATGGCAGGGCCGGAGGCGATGAAGCAGATTGCTGGCTATCTGGACCTGAAGATCGCCGTGGCAAAGGCAGCAGGGTAAAAAATATTTACTCTGAAGCAGGTTCTCGGCTAAAATGACGCTGCCTGTACAAATCCCGGGTGAGCCGGGAACAATAAGAGCAGCCCGATCCTTGATGGCGGAGCTTTCTCTTCAGGTTGATGACCCGTCTCGCGCAAGCTTGGCGGGTTTCTTCTTTCTACTATCGGCTCGGCACTACGGAATCCACGTGGTGTCGTTCCCCATGGCATCGAATATTGCAATGGATACGTGGTCACCCTTCCACATGCAAGTTAAGCCGTAGGTCATGTTCAGCCAATCAAGCCTCGCGCGTCCTTCCACGCTGTAAGCAACAACAATCATCCAGCGTTTTGAGCCTGCAGGGGCTAATGTGCGCAGCTTCGTGATGTCACTCATGATCGCGGCATCCATACTCGGCTTACCTGCATACGTACCCGCGTGGTGAGCGCTCTCGACTTTAAGTTCTACCCAGTATTGTTCCCCTTGATGTACATAGGCAAGATCGCAGGTCTTTTGCGATCCTGGGTAGGGAATCTCTCGGCCCATTACATTGAAGTGGGCCAATATTTGAAGGGCCATTTCGGCCTGCGCCGTGACCTCGTACTGCGCGCCCGTAGAAATATACGAGGCCAGACGGGCGGCCAGTGGCGTGAGCGCATTGAGAAGTTCGGTGGGAGTCATAGCATCTTCATGGTCGAGTTCAGATCGTCACAGCTCGTCGAAAGCCGGCCCGATGGCGGGCGACTGGACACAACGACTTCGTAAGGCGCTAGTGCGTCATCTGTTGTGCCTCGTAAAGTCGCGGGCGGCCTGAGACAAATTTCTGCTTTTTCGAGTGCGATGGGCCAACCGCCTAGCGTTCGCGATCTGCAACTTCTCGCTTGACGCGACGTACCGCCTGTTTGTGAGACTCGGTGCTGGTGTCGGAGACTCCTCCGCGGGTGACGGTAGTAGTCCCGTTCGACGTAGTGATGGTGATTGTTTGGCCATCCCCTCCCTTGACTCTGGTGGTTTGAGGCGGCGCCGCAATTGATTGCGATACGGCAACCATCAACACAGTCGAGACGACAGCAATTCGCCAGATGGACATACTCATCCTCACCTCCAGTTGTTGATAGTGCTTATCGTGACTGGTTGAGCGTTGTGCCGTATCCCATAAACATGGGGCTCGGGGTCTGTGCCCTTGAGGCTGATCTTCGAGGTTGATCATCAGTGCCTTGCCCGCCTTGTGCGGGCTTTTTCATTACTGAGGTGCCCATGCTCATCGCCTTGATCGTCCTGGTCATGTTGAATCTGGCGCTGACCATCGTGGTGTTCTGCTGCCAGCGCGCGCTGTGGGCACGGCTGCCGGCGCCCGTGTCGGTGGAGAACACGGTCGGCGAAGTGATCTCCGCCACGCAGGCGGCCGAAGCATGGATCGCTCGGCAGCAGGAACTGCGCAAGCATCCGCCCACGCTCACCCCCGAGGCACTGTCGCAGGTGGCTTCGTACCGTGCGAAGTACGGCGAGGCGACACAAGGGAAGACGGACCTTGAGGTGTTGGCGCTGTTCCGACTCAACCTGGCGTGACTGCGAAGTTCGACAACAACGACGGCCGCATCCGTGGTCGCGCATTGCAGGCAAGACGCCTAAAGGTGTGGAGCAAGGACCCTCGATGCGCCAAGTGCCGCAAGCTGTGCGAGTTCAACGCACTACCCGGTCGCGGCTTCCAGCTCGATCACAAGAACCCGATCATCAAGGGTGGCCCAGACACCGAGGAGAACTGCCAAGTGCTCTGCTGTGGCCCAGGCAGCTGCCATGACATGAAGACGGCCAAAGACCTTGGCCATGCCCCTACGGTGCGCATCACCGAGGACGGATGGCCGGAAGGGATGTGAGCGGGTGCCCTCGTGCATGTCTCTTTTCGCCCACTGTTGCGAAATTGCGGCTGGATTTTTAAGGCCACTCCCGGGGGGGAGGCGAATTTTTCGAGGGGGGGCTCCTTGGAAACCGGGCGCATCCCTCTCTTTTCACATCTCCAATTTGAAGGACGACCCTGATGCCCCGTGCAAGAACGCCGCTGGCGAAGGCAAAGGCGGCTGGCGCGGAAATCATCCATCCTGAACGGTTCCGAGACCGGAAGGGCCCGAAGAAGCCGCGCGCAGTTGGCGACCCCTACGTTGGCATGTCCGACAAGGAAAAGAAGGTGTGGGCGGAGTTTCGTGCCGAGTTGCCGTGGCTGACGAGCAGCCATCGCACCCTGTTGCGCCTGGCGTGCTACTGGACTGCAAAGCTGGACGAAAAGGAGTTCGGTGTCAGTGCCACCCAGGCCCTGAGTTCGATCCTGTCGAAGCTGGGAGCCACACCCGTCGATGAGACCAAAGTGAATCATGGCGACGACGAAGACGAAGACCCCGCCGACGAGTTTTTCAACTGATCGGGTCAGGGCCTACGCCGACGCAGTCGTAGCCGGCAAGATCGTTGCGGGCCCGCATGTCCGCAACAGCTGCAGGCGGCACTTGGAGGATCTGAAGAAGGGCCCGGACCGCGGGCTGTACTTCGACCATGAGGCTGCGGAGAAGGCGTTCAGGTTCTTCGAGAAGGTGTTGAAGCTCTCCGAGGGGCAGTTCGAGGGGAAGGCGTTCCAACTGCACCCGAGCCAGGCCTTCATCGTGGGTTCGCTGTTCGGCTGGAAGCGTGCTGACGGCACGCGGCGGTTTCGCCGCTCCTTCATCGAGCAGGGCAAGGGGAACGGGAAAAGCCCGCTGGCTGGCGGCATCGGGTTGTATGGCCTGGTCGCAGACGGGGAGGCCGGCGCGCAGGTCTACGCTGCTGCGGCGAAGAAGGAGCAGGCCGGCATCCTGTTCGCCGACGCCGTGAAGATGGTGAAGGCTTCGCCGGGTCTGAAGAGGAGACTCGAGTTCTCTGGTGGCGAGGGGCGCGAGTACAACATCGCGCACCATCGCAGCGGGAGCTTCTTCCGGCCGGTGTCGCGCGACACGGGAAAGACCGGTTCGGGCCCGCGGCCTCACTTCGTCCTGGGTGATGAGGTCCACGAGTTGCCGGACCGTAAGAGCATCGAAATGCTGGAGCGGGGCTTCAAGTTCCGCCGGCAGCCGTTGCTGTTCATGATCACGAACAGCGGCAGCGATCGGAACTCGGTCGCGTGGGAGGAGCACGAGCACGCGGTCAAGGTGGCTGCGGGACACACCGAGGCAGTGAACGATCCGACGTTCGTAGGCGACGTGATCGACGACACAACCTTCAGCTACGTTTGCGCGCTGGACGATGGCGACGACCCGTTGCGAGATCCGAGCTGCTGGCCGAAGGTGAACCCGCTGCTGGGCGTGACCATCACCGAGCAGTACCTGGCCGACGTGGTCGCCACGGCGAAAGCGATTCCTGGTCAGCTGAACGGCATTCTGCGGCTGCATTTCTGCGTCTGGACGGACGCCGAGACGGCGTGGATGACGCGGACCACGCTGGAGCCGGCGCTGGTCGAGTTCGATCCAGTGGTCGAGCATGCAGGCGAAGAGGTGTTCATCGGCCTGGACCTCTCCCAGTTCCGGGACATTACCGCCAAGGCTTCGGTGGTGCGCACGGGAACGACGGCAGATAACAAGCCGACGTTCGACGCCTGGATCGAGGCCTGGACGCCCGGTGACACGTTGCTGGCGCGCGAGCTGCGTGACAAGCTGCCGTACAGCGTCTGGAGAGACAAGGGCTTCATCCACGCGCCGGCTGGCGAGAGCATCAGCTTCCGTCACGTTGCGCAGGCTTTGGCGGACGATGCCAAGCAGTACGACGTGAAGCTGGTGGCTTACGACCGCTACGCCTTCCGGAAATTCGAGGAGGAGGTCGATGACATCGGCCTGAGCGTCGAATTCGTCGCCCACCCGCAAGGCGGCACGAAGAAGGGCGAGCCAACCGAAGGGATGATCAAGGCGGCGGAGGCGAAGAAGGCAAAGGCCGAGGGCTTGTGGATGCCGGGATCGGTGAGGCTGCTCGAAGAGGCCCTGCTTGAAAACCGCATCCGGCTGCGGAAGAACCCGGTGCTGGTGTCCGCAATGATGTCTGCGGTCATCGAAGAGGACAAATGGGGCAATCACTGGATCGCGAAGAAGCGCTCCATCAACAAGATCGACGCGGCCGTCGCACTAGCGATGGCGATCGGAGGGGCGCACGCTGGAGAAACAGTGCAGGCGCCCAAGTACCAGATGTTCGTCATCGGCTGACGAACGGAATCGAATCACCACCGAGGCCCGTCCCGTGCGGGCCTTTTTCATTGGAGCCACGTATGGACCGTGCTTATTCCACCTTGGAGATCAAGGCGCTTGGCGACGATAGCGGCGACGGACGCCGCACGTTCAAGGGCATCGCCTCCACGCCGACCGCCGACCGCGTGGGCGATGTGATGGAGCCAGAGGGCGCGCAGTTCAAGCTGCCCATCCCATTCCTATGGATGCACGACAGCAGCGATCCGATCGGCTGGATCACTGGCGCAAAGGTCACTGCGAAGGGCATCGAGGTCGAGGGTGAGGTCGCCACGATCGCCGAGGACGGCCCACTGAAAGAGCGCCTGAGCACTGCCTGGCAGATGCTGAAGGCGAAGCTCGTGCGCGGCCTGTCCATCGGCTTCAAGCCCATCGAGGCCGCGCAGATCAAGGGCTCCTTCGGTCTGCGCTACACGAAATGGCTCTGGTTCGAGCTGTCGGCCGTCACCGTGCCGGCCAACGCCGAAGCCTCCCTCACTGCGATCAAGTCGATCGATCGGGCCCTGCTCGCCGCGTCTGGCAAGCAGCAGGACCGGGTTGTTCGCCTGCTCGCCCCCGGCGTCTCGGGAAATCCGCAAGCCCGAAAGGGCGTCGTCTACCTCAATCCCTGAAAGAACATCATGAACCTGCAAGAACAGATCAAGCGCCTCATGGAGACGCGCACCCAGAAGGCCCTCGAACTGGAGGGCGTGCAGAAGAAGGCCCTCGACGAAGGCCGCACGAAGGACGAGACCGAGCGCGAGACGTTCAAGAACCTCACCGAGGACATCGCCCAGATCGACGCCGAACTGGCCGACTTGCGCCAGCTCGAAGCGCTGCAGATCGAGAAATCCACTCCTGCCGCTGGCGGCAATCCGGCGGCAGCGACTGGTGCTCGCGGTGCTCTGGCCACCGGCGGCGCCCCCGCTATCCACATGAAGAAGGATGCGGACGAGAAGTTCAAGGGCCAGAACTACACCCGCATGGTCATCGCCAAGGCGCTCGCACGTCTGAGCGATGGTGAAGCGACTGCCATCCAGATCGCGGAGCAGCGCTGGGGCAGGACCAACCCGACGCTCATCAACGTGATGAAAGCTGCCGTGCCCGGCGGCGGCTCGGGTTCGGGAGAGTGGGGCTCCGAACTCGTTGCGATCAACCAGCAGTACAACGGCGACTTCATCGAGTTCCTGTACTCGATGACGGTCTACGACAAGCTGCCGCTGCGCCAGGTGCCGGCCAATGTGCAGATCAAGGGCCAGGATGGCGCCGCGACTGCCTACTGGGTAGGCCAGTCGAAGGCCATCCCGGCAACCACCGCCGATTTCTCCGCGGTCAACCTGACCCCGCTGAAGGTCGCCGCCCTGGCAGTGGTCTCGAACGAACTGCTGCGCGATTCGAGTCCGGCAGCCGAGCAACTGGTTCGTGACGCACTCGCTGAAGCCAGTGCCCAGCGTGTGGACACGACGTTTATCTCGGCAGCAGCAGCGGTAGCGGGTGTGTCGCCGGCCGGCATCCTGAACGGCCTGACAGGCATCACCTCAGCGGGCACGGACGGCGAAGGCCTGCGCTCGGACATCAAGGCGCTGTATGCCCCCTTCATCGCAGCTAAGAACGCCAACGGCCTGCAACTGGTGACCACGCCGTCGCTCGGCAAGGCGATCCAGCTCATGACCAACGCCTTGGGCCAGACCGAGTTCCCCGGCATCACCGCCAACGGCGGCACGCTGCTGGGTGATCCGGTGGTCACCGGCGACAACGTCGGCTCGGGTCAGCTGATCCTGCTGAAGCCCAGCGACATCTACCGCATCGGCGATTCCGGCATCGAGGTCTCGATCAGCCGCGAGGCAATGATCGAGCAGGACACGGCACCCACCGGCGCCACCGATACGCCTACGGCCGCCTCCGCGAACATGACCTCCATGTTCCAGACCGAATCGACCGCGATCAAGGTGGTGCGGTCGATCAACTTCGCGAAGCGCCGGGCCTCTGCAGTGGCCTTCGTGACCGGAGCCGACTACGGCGCCCCCGTCACGCCCTGATCGTGACCAGCCGGGCCCTTCGGGGCTCGGCCACCTTCCTTAAGGAGCCGACATGTCCAAGAACCTCATCGCCCTCAAGCCATTCACCTATGCGGGTCGAGCCCTGCAGGCGGGTGACCCGTTCACTGCTTCGAGCGCGGAGGCCCGTGCACTGTGCGCGATTCGCCGCGCCGCTCCTGCCGACACGTACCAGACCGCCGAGGCAAAACCTGAGGTGACGAAGGAGACGCCTGAAGTGAAGAAGCCGTCTGGCAGGGCTGCATCGAAAAAGGCGAGCAGCAAGGAATGAGCGCACTGTCGCGCCTCGTGAACAGCGCGCGTACCAAGGCGGCCAGCATCATTGCTCCGCGCACGGTGCAGCCCGGCGGCTTGGTGTCGCTGAATTCGGGCGGTGTCTGGCACGACATCACTCCGGCGCAACCGCCGGGGTACTTCCAGCTGGACATCAACGTCCGGCCGGAGACTGTGCTGTCCTTCCCCGCTGTGTTCTCGTGCGCGACGGTGATCTCAAACGACATTGGCAAGCTATGCACACGCCTGATGGAGCGGGGCGAAAACGGCATCTGGACCGAGACGACCAGCGCCGCCTACTCACCGGTCTTGCGCCGGCCGAACCACTATCAGAACCAGATCCAGTTCAAGCAGTGGTGGGTCATCTCGAAGCTCATCTGGGGCAACTCCTATGTGCTGAAGGTTCGAGATGGTCGCGGCATCGTGGTTGCGCTCTACATCCTCGATCCAGCCCTTGTGATGCCGATGATCTCGCCGGACGGCTCGATCTTCTACCAGTTGGCCAAGGACAACCTCTCCGGCCTGCAGGAGGCGACTATCTATGTGCCTGCGTCCGAGATCATCCACGACCGGATGAACTGCCTTTTCCACCCGCTGGTAGGCGTGGGCCCGCTCTATGCGGCCATGCTGCCGGCGTCGAGTGGCCTGGAAATGCTGCGGGACTCACAGCGCTTCTTCAAGCAGGGAGCGAAGCCCAGCGGCCTATTGGTTGCGCCTGGCGCGATCTCCGACCCGACGGCGAAGGAACTGAAGGAGTACTGGAACAACAACTTCACGGGGCCGAACGCCGGCAAGGTCGCAGTGGTCGGCGATGGCCTGCGCTACGAAGCTATTCGCATGACTGCAGTGGATGCGCAAATGAAGGAACAACTGGGCCTGACTGCCGAGATGGTGGCGCAGGTCTTCCACGTCCCGCTGTTCAAGGTCGGAGGACAGCTACCGGCGGGCCAGAAGGTCGGCGATCTGAACCAGATCTACTTCAACGACGCGCTCCACTCGCTGATCGAGGAGATGGAGGCTGCGCTGGATGACGGTCTGAGCTTGCCTGACAAGTACCGCACCGAGCTTGATCTGGACAACCTGCTGCGCATGGATCCGGCGACGCAAGCCGATGTAGCCGTGAAGCTGGTGGGCGGAGGCCTAAAGACGCCGAACGAGGGGCGCCGTGGGTTCAATCTGCCCCCGTTGACCGGTGGCGATACGGTCTACATGCAACAGCAGGACTTCCCGCTTGACCAGGTTCGGCTGAACAAGATCGCACCGCCAGCGCCTCCAGCACCGGCTTCAGCACCTGCTGAACCTGAGTCGCAGCCTCCCGCCGACGACGGCGACATCACGGACGAGGAGCAGCGCGAGCTGGCCGACTACATCGCAAAGGAGCTGGCATGCGAGCCGATCTGAAAGCCTTGGCCGACATCGTGATCCAGTCCGTGAAAGCTGCGGTAGCGCCCTTGGCAAGACGGCTGGATGACCTCGATTCGGTGATCAAAGGAGTGCCCGAATCCCTAGGGCCCCACATCGAGCAGACCGTCAAGAAGGCCGTCGATGCGCTGCCGCCCGCCAAAGACGGCAAAGACTTCCCGGTGGAAGAAGTACAGCGGATGGTGGCTGATGCTGTAGCTGCACTCCCTCCCGCAAAGGATGGGGCGGACGGTGCAAGCGTGACGGTGGCCGACCTGGAGCCGCTGGTCTCCGATGTCGTCGCGAAAGCCATTGCTCTGATTCCTGCGCCGAAGGAGGAAAGCACCTTTCCGGCGGAGGAAGTGCGTCGAATGGTGGAGGAAGAGGTCGAGAAATCGTTCTCTGCGATTCCGCGTCCCAAGGATGGCGAGCCCGGCAGGAGCGTGACGGCAGAAGAGTTGGCGCCCATGGTGACGGATGAGGTCGCCAAGGCTGTTGCTGCGATCCCTGCGCCCAAGGACGGCGAGAGCGTGCCGGTCGAAGAGGTCAAGAAAATGATCGATGAGGCGGTTGCAGCCGCGGTTGCTGCGATTCCCCCAGCCCAAGACGGCCGCGATGGCCAAGCCGGCAGAGATGCGCTGCAGATCGAACTCCTGCCGGAGATCGATCTCGCGAAGTCCTACGCGCGCGGCACCTATGCACGGCATGCAGGCGGGATGTGGCGGGCGTTCGAGGCCACGAAAGGCCTGCACGGCTGGGAGTGCGTCGTGGACGGCATCGCCGAGTTGCGCATCGATCAGCCCGGCGGGCGCGAATTCACCCTGGTCGCGCGCACGTCGAGCGGTGCTGAGGTGGCGAAGTCGATCAAGGTAGCCGCGCTCGTGGACAAAGGGGTCTTCCGCGCGGAGGAGGCCTACGAGGCCGGCGACGGCGTGACCTGGGGCGGCTCGTTCTTCATCGCACAGAAGGATGCACCTATCGGCAAGCCCGGCGAGCCTGGCTGCAATGGTTGGCGCCTGGCAGTGAAGCGCGGTCGCGACGCCGGAAAGGCGGTGCTGCTGTGACCATGCTCGTGACGCTGGGGCAAGCCTCCGAACACCTACGCCGTGACGGAGACGATGACGACGCGGACCTGACGCTGAAGATCCACGCTGCCTCGGGCTCGGTGCTCAACTATCTCAAGGGCGCCAATCACTTCCAGCCTGAGCTGGACGGAGAAGGCAAGCCGGTGCTCGACGACGACGGGAAACCGGTCTACACCACGCAGGTGCTGTACGAAGTGCAGGCGGCGGTCCTGCTGATGGTCGGCTACCTGTACAAGGACCGCGACAACGACAAGAACCACGAGTACGAGACCGGCTACCTCCCGCGGCCGATCACGGCGCTTTTGTACAACCTGCGGACTCCGGCGCTGGCATGACGCTCGAAGCCGGAACCCTCAACCGCCGGGTGTCGCTGCAGCGCAAGGTTGTCGCGCAGGACCAGACCACCGAAGCGCAGGTGGAGACTTGGGTGGAGGTGGCCAAGGTCTGGGCGAACATCCGCTACCTCAACGGCACCGAGACGATCAAGGCGGCCACGCCAACCAGCATCGCCAAGGCCTCGATTCGCATCCGCGCGCGCGATGACGTGGCTGACACCTGGCGCGTCGTGCGCACGAAGGGCGGCAAGGACACGTTCTTCAACATCACCGCGGTCCTGCTCGACGAGCAGGGCGGCGAGTTCATCGACCTGGCGGTCGAGACCGGAGGCAGCCATGGCTGACACCCGGACCATGAAGGGTCTCGACGGGCTGCTCGACCAGATGCAGAAGCTTCCGGCCAAAATCGTCAGCAAGCGCGGCGGTGTTGTCGCCCCTGCGCTGCGCAAGGGCGGCGTCGTGATCCAGAAGCAAGCGCAGGCCAACATCCGCGCCGTCACGCGCAACAAGATCGGCGAGGGCTACATCAACACGGACACACTGGAAAAGGCCGTGGTCGTGCGCCGCGACCCGAACCCGCAGCGCAGCGGCGCCGCCGAGCGCTACCGTGTGGTGATTGCCCGAGGGCGGAAGTACCCGGGCGGCCGCGTCAACAAGAACGGCGGAAAGCCCCTGACGGCCGTGATGACAGGGAGGTATCTGGAATACGGCACCGAGGATCAGCCCGCTGAACCCTGGATGACGCCGGCCTACGTGAACAAGCGCGATGCCGCGCTGAACACGGTGGTCGAAGAGATGGGCAAGGGCCTGCAGAAGGCGATCCGCAAGGCAGAGCAGGGGGCGAAGAAGTAATGCTGCCGAAGATCCAGCACCTGCTGAAGGCCTCACCGGCCGTCACCGCGCTGATCGGCGCCGGCACGGACCCGGTGACCGACCCGGTGCGCGTCTACCGCCATGGCGACGCGCCGCAGGGCGTCGTTCGGCCTTATGTCACCTGGAACGTGCCCGCCGGCGACGTGGAGAACACGTTTGACGGTGCAGACGCGGACCTGTTCCGCGTGCATGTCGATTGCTGGTCCGACGGCGACGCCGAAGTGGAGCAACTGGCCAAGGCCGTGCGCACCGCCCTGGAGGTGGAGGCCTACTGCGTGGGCTACTACGCCGACGACCGCAACCTGGAGACGAAGCGCTACCGCATGGGCTTCGCCTTCGATTTCATCCTCTCGCGCGAATAGCGCCCCGCGTTTCCCAACCCTTGGCCGCCTTGAGCGGCCTTTCCTTTTTGCGAAAGGCAAAACTATGGCAACCACCAAGCCTGTCATCAAGAGTCAGGGCACCGAGCTCTACTACGCATCGGGACCAACCGCTGTCACCAAGATCGTGTGCCCCACGGGTATCAGTGGCCTGGGTGGTGCGCGCGGCCAGATCGATGTGACCTGCCTTGACGATACCGAAGACGAAGAGTTCGTCGGCGGCCTCGGCACCCCCGGCCAGGTGACGATCCCGTTCAACCTGCACAAGTCCGAGATCAGCCACGAGGCGCTGATGGCACTGAAGGCCTCAGGCGAAACCGTGTCCTGGGGCATCTACAGCTCCAACGCGGCCACTGCACCGACGGCCGTGGCCTCGGTCATGCAGCCCGTGGTCGGCCGTGTTTCCGCGGTCTTCAATGCCTACGTGGCCGACGTTGCCATCGACATTGGCGCGAAGGACATCTGGAAAGGCACGATCACGCTGCAGCGCAGCGGCCCGGTGACCTGGGACCTGCTGACGGCATGAGCAAGTACGTCGCCTTCTTCGTTTCGACGGAGATCCACAAGCGCACCGTCGAACTCGCCGACGGTTCCAAGCATGAGCTGCACTTCCGCGAGTTGCCGGTGGCGGACTATCGCAAGTTTCAGATCGCCGAAGCTTCGAAGGACGAGGATGTGCGGGCTGCCAGCATCTCCCGGATGATCGCGGCCAGCATGTGCGAGGCTGACGGCTCGCCGGCTGTCACTGTCGAAGAGGCGATGAACATGAAGCCGAACGTGAGCAGCCGCCTCTTCGATGTGGTCCTCTCGCTGGGAGGCATCGGCACCAAGGGGGAAGCATCGCCTCCGGAGGCGAAGAGTGGTTCTGGCACGTCCTCGCTCTCGCCCTCGGAGGCCGATCCGTCGCAGAGTGGAAAAACGCCATCTCCCTCGGAGAGTTCGAGCGATGGGTCGCGTTCTACCGAAGCCACCCCTTCGACGACCACCACCGATACCACCGGCCAGCGGCCCTGATCGCCCACAGCATTGCGGGGCAGCCTTTCGAGGACCTTATCGAGTTCCTTCAGCCACCGCCGACCGACGGCTACACCTCCGCGGACCTTGATCTGTTCAAGGCCGCCAGGATTCGGCCACCCCCGAGGAAATCTGAATGAGCATTGGCACCATCACCGTCGATCTGCTGGCGCGCACCGGTTCGTTCGAAACGGACATGAACCGATCCGCCAAGCTGGCCGAGAAGCGAGCGAAGGAGATCGACGCGGCCGTGACCAAGGCCGGCGCCGCCATTGGCCTCGCGCTCAGTGCGGCCGGCGTGGCTGCGCTGGCCATGGCTAGGAACGTCATCGACGGGCTGGATGCGCTGAACGATGTGAAGGACGCCACGGGCGCCAGCATCGAGAACATCAGCGCTCTGGAAGATGTCGCGCTGCGCACTGGCACCACGCTGGAGAACGTGTCAGGCATCCTGGTCAAGTTCAACAGCGCGTTGAAGGAGGCTGACGGAAAGAATGGCGTCTCGCAGGCGCTGCAGGCTATTGGCCTCGATGCTGCGGAGCTGAAGAAGCTCGACCCGGCCGAGGCGCTGCGCCAGACCGCTGTGGCGCTATCGGGCTTCGCCGACGACGGTAACAAGGCCCGGCTCGTGCAGGAGCTGTTCGGTAAGTCGATCAAGGACGCGGCGCCATTCCTGAACGACCTGGCCGAGAAGACGAAGCTGGTGGGCACCGTGACGGACGAGCAGACCGCGGCCGCCGAGAAGTTCAACAAGCAGCTGTTCGATCTCCAGAAGAACTCCCTCGACGCGAAGCGGGCCCTGTTGTCCGACTTGCTTCCGGGCATCTCGCGCGTGATCGAGGAGTTCACCATCGGCCGCAAGGTCGCCGGCGGCTTTCTCGACGCGCTACTGACGTTCGGCACCATCAACCCATTCCGTGACCAAGCCGGCAACCTGAAGGCCCTGCGCTCTGAAATCGAAGGTCTGGAGGGCGACCGTGCCCGTTACCAGCGCGCTGGCTCGGATACCCGGGCGATCGACGAAGCGCTGGCCAACAGCCGCAAGCAGTACACGTACCTGAAGGCTATCCAGCAGCGCGACGCCCTGGCCGACGTGGGCGACACGTCGGATGCCGTATCGCGCCGATTCCTGCGTGAGCCGCCCAAGCCGACCGTGGGTGAGTTCAAGGAGCCGAAAGGGACGAAGGGCCACAAGGACAACAGCGCCGCGCAGGAGGCCAAGGCCCAGCTGACGCAGGACCTCGAAGACATGAAGAAGAACACGGCGTTGCTGGCCACTGCCTTCGACAACGACGAGAAGATCCTGTCGGCCAAGCGCGCGGCCAGCCTGATCAGCGATGTCGAGTACTACGCCAAGAAGCGCGACATCATCATTGCCACCGGCGAGGTCGAGGACGCCGGCCTACAGGCGAGCATTGACCGGCTGAAGCGCGAGCAGACCACGCTGACGGGCAAGGACGCGATCGACAATCAGCGCAAGCTGAACGACGCCGAAGCCGAGCTGCGCAAGAGCCGCGCCGAGACCGCGACGCAGCTGACCACGCTGAACATCGAGGCCGAGGCCTCGGCCAAGAGGCTGACGACTTCGATGGAGGATGCACGCGCCGCGGCCCAGTCGCTGCTCGATGTCACCAACCGGGCGCGCGCCCTGGAGCTGTCCGGGATGGGGCGCGGCTCGAAACAGCGCGACTTCGACGCGGCAATCAACCAGATCGAGCAGACCTACGAGCAGAAGCGCCAGGATCTGGAGCGCGACCGCCGGAACAACAAGTTCGCTGGCCGCGAGGACGACTACAAGCGCGAGCTGGCGCTGATCGAGGAGTTCCAGAAGAAATCGATCGACAGCTACGTCAGCTCGTATGCCCTCATCGAGGAGAAGCAGCGCGATTTTCTGCTCGGTGCGTCCGAGGGCGCAAAGAACTACGCCGACGAGGCGGCGAACGTCTACAAGCAGACCGAGGACGCGGTCAAGAACGCCTTCGGCAACATGGAAGACGCGCTGGTCGAGTTCGTGAAGACCGGCAAGCTGGACTTCAAGAGCCTGATCGACTCGATCATCTCGGATGTCGCGCGCCTGGTGATTCGAGCGCAGGTCACTGGTCCGCTTGCCAACATGGTGAACGATGCCCTCAACAACATCAGTCCCGGCAAGGTGAGTGGCGATGCCGATTACCTGAAGTTGATCGGCCTATCTGGCAACTCTGGGCTGTCCATCACCGGTGGCAGCGGCGGAGGCGGGAGCAATTGGCTGGGCGACCTGTTCAGCGGCATCGGCAACATCTTCGGCGGCTTTTTTGCCGATGGCGGATCGCCGCCGATCGGGAAGGTCTCGGTGGTGGGCGAGCGCGGCCCGGAGCTGTTCGTGCCGAACACCGCGGGCAAGGTGATCCCGAATCACCAGCTGGCACGCGCGAGCGGCGGCGTCACCACGAACAACTACTACAACGTCGGCGAAGTGGCCACGGTCGGCATGCTGAAAAGGGCGCTGGCGGCGCAGCAGGCTCAGACCGCAGCCGGCCTGGTGCGAAGCCAGGACTACGGGGGGCGCCTGTCATGAGCGTGATCGCGCTGCCGAACGGGTTCTGCCCCAACAGCTTCACCATGCAGATGATCACGAACCAGCGCATGGCCGCTTCCCCGTATGGCGGAAGCGAGCAGGTCGTGGACATGGGGAACGATCGCTGGATGGTGTCGCTGTCGCTGCCGAACCGCCTGTTCGCGGACGCAGCGCGTGTCGAGGCATTCATTGCTGCGCTGCGCGGCATGACAAACACGGTTGCGCTGTACCACTGGATCCGCAAGCAGCCGCGCGGGACCATGCGCGGGTCTCCGACAGCGCAGGCGGCCGCTGCCGGTGCGCAGGTCCTGCAGTTGAACACTACGGCAGGGGCGACCCTGAGGGCAGGAGACCTGATCGGCGTCTCCGGTCTCCTGCTGATGGTCGCCGAAGACACGGTGGCCAACGGCGCCGGCTACATGATCGTCTATATCGTGAACCGGCTGCGCGTGCCGGTAGCCAATGGTGCGCCCGTGACCTGGGACAAGCCGACGACCCTGTTTCGCCAGACCTCTCAGTCTGCAGCACTTCAGTACGTGCCGGGCTACGCAACCTCGGTGTCGTTCGACTTCGCGGAGGCTATCGGATGAGATCGCTGTCTCCCACGATGGTGGCCGCACTCAGTGCGCCGGTGGTGAACGTGGCTCAGCTGGTTCTCATGGACTTCGGCGGCGGCCTGGTGATCGCTCTGAACTCGCGCAATCACGACATCGAGTGGGGCGGTGTGGTGTACCGCGGCGCAGCTGGGCTCGGCACCATCAGCCCGATTGATGACTCGCCGGGCGAGGTGAAGGGGCTCCAACTACAGATGTCTGGTGTCCCCGTCGAGTATCTGTCGATGGCGCTCGATGATGCTGCGGTGGTGCAGGGCGCCCGATTGGTGGTTCGGCTGGCGGTGCTCAATGACGCAGGCGCCGTGGTCGATGCGCCGATCGACTGGGATGGGTACATGGATACGACGCCGATCGAGACTGACGGTGTTACGTGCACGATCACCGCGACCGCTGAAAGCTCCGCAGTGGACTTTTTGCGCGGCAATCCCAGAACGACCAGCAACGCAGATCAGCAAGCTATGTATCCGGGCGACCGGGCCATGGAATTCATCGTGTCGCAAGACGGTGTTCCCATCGTCTGGCCCACCAAACAGTACTACATCGACAGCCGATGAGACTTCCAAACTGGCAAGAGCGTTTTTCCGACTTCGGCAAGGCGCGCGCAAGCATGCCCTTCGCCTGGGGCTCGAACGACTGCTGTACCTTCGCGGCAGCCGCGGTGGAGGCGATCACGGGCAAGAACCCGATGTCCTCGGTCGCGTCTTACACCACGGAGATCGCGGCCATGCGACTCGTCGTTGCCGCCGCAGGATTGCGGGCGCTGGCGTGTGAGTACCTGGGCTCATCGGTATCGCCCCTCATGGCTGGCGTGGGCGACGTGGTGCTCGTGGAGAACGAAGGGCGCGAGATGCTGGCTGTGTGCAACGGTGCGAACGTGATGGCACCGTCCAAGCTCGGCATGGTGGCACTGGACATGAGCGCCGCAAAAGCGGCCTGGAGGATCTGATGCCACAGGCGATTGCATGGGGAATCAGCGTCCTGGCTGGGGCTGGCGGAACCATCACTCTCGGGATGCTGGTCGCCGCCTACGCCATCACCCTCGTCGGAACGTTGGCGCTAAGCAGCTACCAGAAGCGCAAGGCCGAGCGCATGGCTAAGGCGCAGTTCGACGCCGCGCAGGTGGATCGCCTTGTGAACGTGTCCGGCACTGTGGCACCTCGCCGGCTGGCGCTGGGCCGACTGCGCACCGGCGGTCAGGTTTTCTACAAGGCCTCAGTCGGTCAGTACAAAGAGCTGTTCATCATGTGCGTGGCCCTGGCCGAGCACGAGATCGACGGCATCGAGCAGATCTATCTCAACGATCAGCCGGTAGAGGTCAACGCGCAGGGACAGGTGACGACCGCACCCTACGGGCGACCCGCTACGATCAGCGCCGAGAAGCAGGTGCCCTACGGCTCCCTGACTGTCACGCTCGACTTCGACCCGATTCCGGGCTCCGTATCGGCCACAGAGTCGCCCCCTGGACAGGTCGGCGGCCACGAGGTGCAGTGCAGCGTTGACGGCCGCGTCGTGACCATCATCGACCCCTTGCCAGGCTGGCTGCTGCGCGTCAACTACCAGTACTCGGGCTTCAATTCCTTTGTGCGGATCCTCTCGCACCTCGGCTCTCCCGACCAGCCGGCGGACTGGGAACTCACGCAGATGCTGCCGGGCACCTGGACCGCTGAGCACCGGGCCCGCGGCGTCGCCTATCTCGTGTGCCACTTCGCCTACAACGACGGGGCACTCCCATCGGGCATCCCCACGGTGACGGCTCAGATCCGCGCCGCCAAGCTGTACGACCCCCGAACCGGCACCACGCAGTTCTCCGAGAACCCTGCGCTGATGATGCGCCACGTCCTGCTGCATCCGCAGTTTGGCAAGCGCACCAGCATCCGCCCCTCGGAGGATGCGCGCATCATCGCCGCGGCGAATGCATGTGATGTCGGCATCAGCTACACAGGCAGCGACTGGGTGCAGATGTACCGCTCGGCCGGGATCTACCTCGAAGGTTCGCCCGCGCGCGATGTGCTGGACGACTTGGCGCAATCGATGGCCGGGGAGTGGGCCTATGCCGCCGCCGAGTTCTTCGTGCGCCCTGGTGTGTATCAGTTGCCGGTCATGGACCTGACCGAAGCCGATCTGGCCGTGGTGCAAACCGATAGTGAAGGCTCGATCTCTCAAAGCGCGATTCGCATCAGCCCACACCGCCCACGCAATGAGAAGGTCAACACGGTCGCGATTCGCATCTGGGACCAGGCAGCGAGCTACGTGATGACGCCGATCACGCCGTTCACCAGCGACGCACTCGTGGCGAAGGATGGGGCCGTTCTCACGCAGGAGGTGACTATGCCGGGCGTGTTCTACGCCGGCCAGGCGCGGCACATCGCCGGCATCATGCTGCGCGATGCGCGCGACCCGCTCACGGTGACGCTGCCGTTCAAGCTGCGCGCTTACCCGCTCGAGTTGTTCGACGGCGTGCGATTGACTCTCGCGCACTTCGGATGGGTGAACAAGGAGTTCCGAATCCTGAGCCGCACGTTCTCACCGGAGGGGTTCGTGGTGCTCACGCTGAAGGAGACCACGGCCGCGATCTTCGCTTTCGGCGGCGCGTTCCCGCCAGAGGGCTATGCAACGAACAGTAACCTCCCGAAGCCTTGGGACATCCGGCCCCCGTCAATCCAGACGATTACCAGCGGCGAGAGCGAGCTGATCGTCCAGACGGACGGAACGCTGATCAACGGGGTGCGCGTGACCTGGAACCCCATCGCGGACCAGTCGATTGTCAGCGGCGGCCAGGTGGAGGTCCGATACCGCGTTCTCCCGGATGGCGACTGGATCAGCGTGTTCGTCCCGGGCGACGCGACGGAGGCGAGGTTCGCTGGTCTGCCAGATCTTGCCGTCATCCTGATCAAGGCGCGCACGCGCAACAGCGTGGCCTCCAGCGACTGGAGCATGCAGTACCAGCACACGGTGATCGGCAAGACCGAGCCGCCGCCCGACGTGGAGAACCTTACGATCGCGGGGAGTGTCCTCTCCTGGAGCCTGACGCGACGAGTGCCCGACTTGGCCGGCTTCGTCTTTCGTTTCCACTACGGCCAGAACCTCGACTGGAACAGTGCCGCGCCGCTGCACGACGGGCTCGTGACGGAAAGCCCTTGGGAGCCAGAGACGCGGCCCGGCGGCGTGGTCACGATCATGGTGAAGGCGCAGGACACTAGCGGCAATCAGTCGCGCCTGGTCGGTAGCGTCGTCATGAACCTGGGTGATCCGCCGATCGCCAACATCGTCGAGGAGTGGGACTACAAGGCGCTGGGCTGGCCAGCGGCAGCCGGTGAGCAGAGCGGCTGGACGCTGGTGAGTGGCAATCCCACTGCGAACCCGCTGGATTCCTTCTACGGTTCCGATGCGCAAGCCTTCTATGGCGGCGACACGGACCCTTTCTACAAGGCCGAGTCGTATTCGGAGATGGTCTACGTGACAACCGAACTCCCCGTTAGCTCGGCGCTGGCCGGCTCGATCATGACGCTGCTGGCCGACGTTGAGGGCGTGGACCTCCGCATCGACTACAGGCTGGCCGGGCCCGGTGTGTTCTATGGGCCCGACGCGGATTCGTTCTATGGACCTGACACGGATCCTCGATATGGCCTCGCTGGCGACTGGATGCCATGGCCAGGCCAGCTGGTCGTCGTGAACGATGTCTACCAGTTCCGCGTCATCATCGGCGCCGGCGCGACGCGGGGCATCCTGAAGGGCCTGGCGGTCACAGTCGATGCGCCTGATCTAGAAGAGCTACTTCCGGACGTGCCGATCTCCGCCGGTGGCACGGTCATCCCCTACACGAAGGCGTTCACAAAGATCGTCGTCGTCTCCGCAACGCTGCAGGCCAACGCAAGCGGCGCCGAGACGATTCGCATCGACAAGACCAACCCTCTGGCTCCGGTGATCGGGGCCTACAACGCTGCCGGGACCGCAGTGTCCGGCGCCACAGCAGACATCACGATCCGCGGCTACTAGCTCGCACCTCATCGCAACCAACAGCCCGCCTTCGAGCGGGCTTTTTCGCTCATCGAAAGGAGCAAGCATGGCAGCACCACCCGCAAGAGACGACATTTCCGGCAGCGGCGCTACGCCGAGCAACGGGCAGGCGCGCACGGGCTTCGGCAAGCTCTATGACTACTTGATTGGGCTCCTGGGCCTGACCGGCAACGCCAGTGACGCCAGGGATGCGCTCGGCATCGGCTCGGTGATCACTTTCCGCAACCTGCTGATTAACAGCAACTTCTCGATCAACCAGCGCGGCTATGTCTCAGGCACCGCCACCGGGACCGCCAACCAGTACACGCTGGACCGCTGGCGCGTGGTCACCTCCGGGCAGAACATCTCGTTCGGCTCCGCCTCGCCTGACCGCATCGTGACTGCGCCGGCTGGCGGCATGGAGCAGGTGATCGAAGGTGCCGCCATCGAGGGCGGCGTCTACACGCTGAGCTGGGCAGGCACGGCAACTGCAACCGTGAATGGCGCAGCGATCACCAACGGCGGCAATACCGCGGCGCTGACTGCTGGCGCTAACGTGACGGTGCGATTCACTGGCGGGACTGTGGACAAGCCGCAGTTCGAGCGCGGGACCAAAGTCACGCCTTATGAACGCCGTCCTCCGGGCCTCGAACTTCTCCTCGCTCAGCGCTACTACGAGGTAGGGCAAGGCGAAGTCTCGGGTAACGGCCCCACAGGCATCGAGTACGCCTCGCGCGTTCACTTCAAGGCGACAAAGCGGGCCACACCGACGGTCACTTCGGCGATCGTCTCCAGCGTCAACGCCACCGTGCTGGACATCACCGCGGTGGACGCGAATGTAGCGCGCGTGCGCGTGCAGCCGCTGGCCTCCGGCGGCTTCATCGGCGTGGCTTCTTACACGGCATCTGCGGAGCTCTGAACCATGTACACGATCTACCCTGACCACATCCTGCGCCAGTCCGATGGCGCACGCATTCCGCTCGATCCGGAGAACTCCGACTTCGCGGCCTTTCAGGAATGGCAGGCAGGCGGCGGGGAGGCTGACCAGCCGCCAGGTCCTACCTTCGAGCAGCGCACCGCGGTGTTGCTGGCCAAGGTGGACGATCACCTGAACGCAGCCGCACGAGCCAAGGGCTACGACAGCATCATCACGGCGGCGCTGCGCGCTGCACTGCCGGCCAGCCGCTTCCATGAAGAGGGCATCGCCTTCGGGACCTGGATGGACGCTGTCTATGCCAAGTGCTACGACGTGCTGGCGGCCGTGCAGAGCGGACAAGCCGAAGAGCCGGACGAGGCGCAGCTGATCGCGATGCTGCCGGAGCCGCAGCTGCCGGCGCAGGGGACCAGATGAACCAGCAACCCCTGACCGACATCGTCGCGCTCGCCATCTTGATCGCCGCAGCCTTCTTTTCGCGCGCGGTGGCCGAAGCGGTCGGCCCCTACCTGGTGATCGTGGTGGCCTCGGCCATCGGCGCTTCGTTCGCGCTGGCACGGCGTGAGAAGTCCACCCGCGGCCGTGCGCTGTGGTTCTTCACGCGAGTGGTTGGGCTGGCCGTGCTGCTGACCGCCGGGGCGGCGGCGGCGGTCAGCGCCTACCGGCCTGACCTGTCGCCGCGCGTGCTGCTTGCGCCGATCGCGCTGCTCATCGGCTTCATCGGCGACGGCTGGCCGCGGCTGCTCGCCAAGGCGGTGCAGATGCTCTACGGCCTCATGGACCTGGCGCGGCCTGGCACGAAGGATGGAAAGGATCTGCCATGAACGAGCTGTACCTGTTCGCCCTGGTGAACGCCGGGCTGTGCGCCGGCATCGTGTTCATCTCGATCTGCCGCCTCAACACCATGCAGGGCACCGTCCTCGTGCGTGTGCAGAGCGAGTACGCCGGCTACATCGGCGGGGCGTTGGCCTCGGCGCTGCAGCCCTGGTGGAACGAGTGGCCGCAGTGGGGCTCGCTGGCGATCGCTGGCTGCCTGCTGGCCGGTCTGCTGTTCAGCGGTCACGCATGGCGCCGAGACCGGCCACCGGCCACGGCCACCGCGCCGGCGCCGCTTTCCGACTTCCCGGAGATCCACCAATGACCCTCGACGAAATCACCCGTACCGCCATCGATCCGGCGCTGGCCTGGCTTCCGCCTAAGATGGACAGCCTGGAGGCCCGGCAGGAGCTGCTGACAATCGGCCTGCAGGAGTCACGGTTCGAGCATCGGTGGCAGGTGCTCAACGACCCGAAGAAGAAGGGCCCGGCGCGGTCTTTCTGGCAGGGAGAGCAGGGCGGCGGCATGGTCACGGGCACCATGACCCACCCGGCCAGCAAGGGGCTCGTGCGCGCGGCGTGCGCGGAGCGCAAGGTCGCCTTCACGTCCTGGGCGATCTGGACGGCCATCGAGAACGACGACGTGCTGGCGGCGATCCTGGCCAGGCTGCTGCTGTGGACCGAGCCGGGCCCGCTGCCGCGCGTGACGGACGAGGATTCAGCCTGGGACCTGTACCTGCATGCCTGGCGCCCTGGTGCCTACGCGCGCGGCATGCCGGCCGAGCGGGACGCCCTGCGCAAGAAGTGGGACGTCAACCACCGCCGCGTGCGCGCCTTCCTGGGCGCACCGTCGTGATCCTCCCGGATCTGAAAACCCCGCTGCTCTGGGCGCTGGGCCTGGGGCTCGTGGCCGCGCTGGCCACGACCGGCATCGAGCGCACGCGCGCGGCAGGTGCTCGCGCCGACGCCGCCACCGCCCGCGGGGAACTGGCCGACTACCGCGCCACGGCCGCCGAGTCCGGCCGGCTGGCGGAGCGCGCGGCGCGCAACACCGAACGGACCTGGCGCTCTCGCGTCGATGGAGTGATCCAAGATGGACAGAAACAACTCACTGCCGTGCGTGCTGACGCCGCTACTGCTATCGCTGCTGCTCGCGAGCTGCACGGCCAGCTTGCCGCCTATCGCGCCGCCGCCCGTGCAGCCACCGCAGCGCCCGCCGCTGCCGCAGGAGGGACGCCAGCCTCCGACCCCCTCGATCTGCTCGCCGACCTGTTCGGCCGGGCTGACGCGCGAGCGGGAGAACTGGCGCGCATCGCTGATGAACGCGGCGCTGCCGGCTCTACCTGCGAGTATTGGGCTGAAGCCACCAGACCCTGAATCAGGCCAGGGCGCGCGGTAG